TACAATAATTTTGTGATTATCAAAATCATGTTTAACCAATTCTTTTGCTTGTATTAAATCCATTTTAAGGGGGTTTATATAAAGGTGTGGCTTTTTAGTTCCACACCCTTAAAGTTTATATTAGTTAGCTTGTACGATAGCTACGATACCTACTTGAGATGTACGCATTTTAGAAGCTCCAAAGTTTTGTAAAGCTGATAAAATAGAACCATAGTAAGCTGGGTCGTTTTCGTTTACAAACACATCCGCACTTCCTTTTGCTTTTGCAACAAATGAAGGGTGGTAAGCTAAACAAGCTAAGTTATCAGTTGCTGCTGGTGAACTAGGTGCGCCAGTACCATCTGCAACAGTTTTTAATACTGGAGTAGCCGTATTATCATAAACAACTACCGTAGAACGAATCATAATATCAAAACCATGAATACGGTTAACAACGCCATCAGGTAACGCTGATTTACCATAAGAATCCATTCTGTAAACATCTTGGATCGCTAATAACTGACCGTTATACATAGAAGATGGCATTAATAAAATACGTCCTTCTTGTGGTACGTTTGCAGCATCTAATATAGATTTTGCATTTAAAATATCAGCTAAAGTAATTGCTAAACGTGTAAGTGTAGCAGATGGAGCTAATGCAGAAGATACAGCAGAGCCAGTTGTTTTAACAAAAGTCCCTGCACCTGCTGGAGCCCATTTGTATAAACAATGATTAGTAATAACTTCCTCTAAAGTGTTTAATTGTTGGTTTAAAACACTCATACGTTTATCATAAGAGATGTAAGATAATTCTTGTCCTCTTTCAATATGGATAGGCTGAACATAGTAAGTGTCCATTGAGTAAATTAATTCTGTATCGGTTCTTCTAGCAATAGTTGCTGGAAACGAACCTAAGTTTCTCGAAATAGTTGGATTTGCTCCAGCTTGTGGAACGTGAACTGTTTTATAGTTTACGAATCCATCGTGATTTACTGCACGATTAATAATTGCGTTGTTTTTGAAAAGGTTTTCTTGAATATCTGATAACCACTGTTCTCTGTCTAATGCCATGATTTTTAGTTTTTAAGTTTATTGTTTTTAGTTTTTATTTTTTATAGAATTGATTATACATTTCATTATACACCTCTGGAGTTTCATTTTTGATTTTTACTAATCCATTAGGGTCTTTCTTTTCCCAATCACGAATTGTCCAGTCTTTACGTTCTTCGTTTTTAGATACATTTTTAACGTCAAATACTTTAACAGCATCTTTTACGTTATTAATTTTGCTAATCATGTTAGCTACAAATTCAAAGTTGTTAACTGCCATTTCGATAGTAGAATCTTTTTCAGTTTCTAAAATCTTTTTTTCTTTGATAGCGTTTTCAACTAATTCAATAGCTTTGTTTTTTAATTCTTCAGCAGCTTTTTCTTTTTCAGCTACTTCTTTTTCTTCGATCACTTTTAAACGTTCTTTTAACGCTTCGTTTTCAGCTACTACTTCAGTTAAAACTATATCCTTTTTTTCGATTTCAGCAACAATAGCCGCTTCGTCCGCTTCATTGGATAGTTTCAATACATTTTGTATTTTTTCCATGTTTGGTTTATTTATGATTTTATTATAAATTATAGCCATATTACTAAGGCTTTCTGATTTACTAACTTTGTATTTTTTTACACTTGCAACTACTTCATCTACTAAACCCATGTTTAACGCTTCATTAGCACCTAACCATGTTTCCTTGTCCATCATTACAGATATTTCTTCAGCAGTTAATTTAGTACGTTGTTCAAAAATTGTTACCAAAGTATCTTTAACTAAATTTAAAACAGCAGTATCATTACCACCACTAGGGTTGTGCAACATTAAAGTTCCGTAATCAGCCATGTAACACTTTTTACCAGCCATAGCAATAACACCGCTAATACTAGCAGCTAAACCATCTATATAGGTATTGCAAGGTACTTTAGAATTAAGGATAGCTGATACTATTGAGTACCCATCTAATACAGAACCACCAATAGAGTTAATGCGGACATTAATTTTAGTACATTTGTCCTGTAAATACTGCATTTCATAAGCAAAAGCACTTCCTGAAATACCACTTACATATTTACCACTAGCATCAACGGAATCCCCTATTTGACTATAAAGTAAAATAGTTCCTTCTCCTTCACTAATATTTTTAATGTACTTAAAGTTCATAATACAAAATTAATTAGTATATTTGCCTTAAAACTGCTATTGTTACTATAAATTATGGGTAGAAAAAACAATGAAGATGATGTAAGGGTTAAAATGCTATCTTATGGAGTTCGATTAACGTGTTATGTTAGTGGAGCAAAAAAGAATAGATTTTTATTAGACCAAATCAAAAGAGATTTAGGCGAAGGGGAATTGATAAAAAATATTTTAGATATTCATTACGCTATTGTTGACGAAATACCCGAATTTAAAGAAAAAGAACATACCGAATTAAAAAAATACCTAATAGATAAAATTAAACTAAAATAAATAGCCATGAAAACAATAATTACAACACTTTTACTATTAATCACATTAATAGGTAAATCACAAAATTATCCAAAAATTAATATATGGACTTTAGAAAAAGATACTGTTTATGCAGGTGATTCTTTATGGCTTGGAGTTAAAGTAGTACCTCCTTCCGTCCCTACTAATACTTATTCATTATTCCAAATTCAATTACCTAATTATGATATTATATGGACTGGGAACTATCAAACTATTTTAACATGCCCTACTTATACTTATAATGTTAAAGATATATTATATAAAAAATATATTACTATTCCAACGTTTGCCACATTAGGAAACAATAAAATATATGCTTCAGGAGGTTCTAATAAAGCTATTTATATAAAGAGTAAACAAGTTGCTACAAGTATTGAAGAATTGACTAAAAACGATATTGTAAGTGTAAAATATTACGATATTTATGGTAAAGAAAAACCCTCACTTAGTGAAGGTTTAACTATTATGATAACAACATACTCAAATGGTTATCAAAAAAAACAAAAGGTTATTTTATCTCTTCAATAAAGAATTTACATTCTTCTACATTAACACCAACACCACCCGCATCATTTAACATTCTGCATTTAATTACTTTATTTGGCGCTAAACTTACAATAGTACTACAATTAATAGGTAAACACCCTACAACATCAGTAATTCCACTTGTTACAATTACCCTTACTTCTAATCTACAAATATCTAATGAAGTAGTATCTGTATCATTATAAATTTGGAATCTACCACCAGCAGTCGATGTAGTTCCTGCAACCGCAGATAATTCAGCATCTCCTTTTAAAGTTAATTTGTATTTTCTACTTAAACCATCATTAGGAGTTGTATAGGTTAAACCAGTCATATCTACATAAGTTCCTGAACTTGTACTTTGACTAGCTAATGTTATTTGTTCTGCTATTACTGAACTCGTAGAAGCTAAGTAAACTAAATCTGTAGCTATAAAATCACCCCCACTTGCAACATCTGTAGGAACGTATTTGTAAATGTCGTGAACGCTCCCAGTACTTCCATTACTAAATGTTATAGGGTCTGCCGTTGTGTCTTGAGTTTTAGTTAAGATAAAACGTGCCACGTTGGTTGTACCATTTACAGAAGTAGTTTCATAAAATTTACCACCGTAAAATATTTTACCAGCCGTTACATCTTTGTTAGAATCCGTTACTACACATCCACTAATTACATAAGGCACAGTTAATGAATAACTACCTACAATTTTAGTTACTAATGTTTCAATGATACCAGCATCATCTTTTCTTAGAGCATTTTGTAAAAACTCTAAAGATAAACCAGTAAAGGGTTGCTGTTTATTTGGGTCTAAAATTTGACTAATGCTTATTACTTCCATTGTTATTTTGTTTTAATATGTATCTATTTTATATCGTGTTCCTGCTAATTTATATTTATCTACTATTTGAGCTACGCTATTATATCTGTTTGTATAATCACTTCCTAATGTTGTAAACAAAGATGAAGGAACCCAAACGATGAAATCATAACTAATATCTGGATATGTAGGAGATAATCCCATAAATGTTTCTGAATAAGTAGAATTATTAGGCATTGTAGAACTATATGTACTACTAATACCCATTACAAATACATCACTAATATTAGTGTTATTTTGAATATAAATTTGGTCTGAAATAGAATCAACAAAGAACCATTTGTTTAAGTAATATTCTAATAAAATGATTTGAGAGTTCATTTTTATTCTCATGTCAACACCAAAACAATTATCATTTACTAAAGTCCAATAAGTAGTGTTAATAGGCTCTATTCCATTAAATGATTGAGAGTAAATTGCTTCATAAACCGCTTTATTAGTCCATAATACTCTATCTCCAAAGTTATATGTTGCTAATATATCAAAATCTGTATATAAATTTCCCGTCTTATAATCTTCAAATATTAAAGACCATTTATTTTGTATAGCAGAAGTTATAACCTTTAACCACGCTAAAAACTTAGTAGTTCTTAGTATTGGAGGGCTTAACTGTTCATTAACCGTTTCGGTATCGTAGTCGTATATTGCCATTATTGAGCTATAAACGTTAAAGTGTCAGAAAATAAATATCCTACAGTATCCTCTTCTTCAACATATCCTGCCGTTAATTGATACGTAGGAATAATAGTTGTTTTGTTTTGCACTAAATAAGTGCTATCTGCAATTACATCTGTATCGGGTCGTATAGCAACATTATTTAAAACAAGATCACTCACTCCAATAACCGCTTGTATATTATCTACTAACGCAGAAAGTTTAAAAGTACCATCAAAAGGAATATTAGCTAAATAATTATTAATAGCTTCAATTACAGTATCGCTAATAACATTTGTATATTGACCGTTATAGTAAATAGTAGCATCTAAATATAATTTATCAGAGGCTAAAGAACTTGCAATATAACGAACTCCAGCAAACCCTATTCCAACACCACGACCTGCATAAGTTCCATCTCCAGTATTATTTAAGTAGCTTTGTAATGATGCTAATTCACCAACTGTTAAAGCAACAGGCGGTTCTTCTTTAGCAACTTTTACATTTACAGTTCTACTAGCAGAAGTTTTAACAGATGCTCTAGTAATGATTTGTTTTGTAGTATCTACAGTTGTGTAATTTACGCTAAAATCACTTTGTACTTCAACAACTTGTGGAGTGACTGCATCGTATTGAAATTTCATAACTCTATCTTGTAACCACTTGTCGCTACCAATAATAGCCTTATCTGAAATAGTCTCTAAATCCGCTTTAAATATGTCCCAAAGCGTTTCTTGTAAATACATTTGTGTTGCTACTATGTACTTCCAAAGTGTATAAATAGCAGAGTTTGATGGGCTATTTAACCCACTTAAAGCCGTTTGATTTGCTTGTTCAGCATCTAGTAATGATACTATTGTGTTTATTGACCTTGCCATTATAATTCGTTTGGTTTTACTATTTCAGTAGTTAAGTTAGGAGCTAATGTTGCTGTTGTAGTGTCTTGTGTTTGATTATCATTACCTAAAGTAGCGTAATCTTGTATGTAATCTTGTACGTTTGGATGATCAAAGTTTTGTTCTTCATTACGTCTTAGTAACTTACCAAAAGTACCGTATTGTTTATTATGCACTGTTTGCCAAACAGTATCTGCTAATGTTAAAATAGTTGCATCTTCATCTTTATAAGATTCAAATAAAATATGTAAACGTACAATTAAATCATATTGTTGGCTAACCGCTAATTTACCCTTATCTGTATAATTACTAGGTAAAAACTCAATACCAATTGCAGGATATAAAAACGGTTGTTCTTCGCTTTCACGTTCCAATTGGTTATTCCATAAGAAAACCTTTTTAATGCCACTAATAGCGGTTAAATCAGTTTTTAATGAGTTATATAAAGTTAGTTTAGACATTAATATAAATAACTAAAAATAAAATAATTGAAACTACCATAAATAAAATACACTTTTTAACAAGAGTAAGTTTTTCTTTATATTCTTTTTCTGTCATAATATGCAAATATACAAATTAAATATATAAATATATTACTCTATTTGTATTACCAAATCCAATTTTATTTCTAATCACATCAAAAAATGTAGATTCTTTAAATATATTATTAAACTCATCTAATGATATATTGTTTTTAATAAGTATTGAATCCACGTTGTATTCCATTAATGCAAATATACAAATTATTTATTAAATTGTTTCTTAATATTTTTATCTAAAAAAGCAATTATTTGCCTATTTAATTTACCTGAATAACCTATAAATTGACGTTTAGGCATTTTGAAAGAATGTTTACCCCACGCTTTACCCATTAACCCATCATTATGTATTCTGGCATAAGGCACGTCTGTATAAATTTTAGCGGATAAACTACCAAAACGTTTACTTCTAATTGAACGACTTAAACGACCTGCGCCACCTTTGCCTATTAAAATGCCTCTATCAATTCCTAAACTTCTAACTCCACTTTCACCACGTCTACCACGTTTATAAGTATCAATACCTCTTTTACGTTTTTTCCAAGGCGAAAAACTTTCATCTGTAAAACCACCATCACTAAAAGACTTTGTGAAATGAGTTGCAGCTAATTTACCACTAGCCTCCACTAATTTCTCTAATTGAGGTTTAAAAGTTTCTATAAACTTTAATATCTTTTTATGTTCCGCAAATGTTGCCATTAGTTTAATCCAAAGTAAAATATTTGACAGTAATATAAACCTTCTTTATTCTTATTTAATAAAATATGTGTAAAATAATAACAACTTTTTGTCAACTGCTCGTTTACGTTTCCTTTGCCTATTAAGTTGTTAATCATTTTCTATTGGCTCAAAAGTTATGTTATTATCTTGATTTGGTAGTGGTTCTGAATGGTCGTTTTCATCCAATAATATTTCTTTAGGTATTTCATTAAATGCCAAACATCTTAAATCACTTAAATAATTTTTACACTTTAAACATCTATCATTTTCCATTATCAATAGTTTTAAATAATTTTAACATATCTTCAGGAACTCCATTAGCCCCATCTTTTCTGTATTTAGCATACCATTCAGCAAAATATTCTAATTTATTTGTACCTGAATATTGAGTAAATGGATTTGATATTTTAAATTCTTTTACAGATTCTTTAAATAATAAATCGTGTCTATGATGCCCTATTTCATGTATAATAGTTGTATGTAATGATTCACTTGATGTAGTTTCCATTGAACTCATTGAAAAATATTTAGGAGTAACCCCATCTGATATTAACTTTTCATAGTGTTTTATGTTTTTTTCAATAGATTCTATTAAATATTTTTTAGAACTTTCTGAAAATTCATTACTTGATTTTATATTTAATAATTGTTTTTTTTGTTCTTCTAATATATCAGTATAAGACTTTATTGGAGTGTGTTTAAAGTCTTTTAAATGATGTAAATTAATGTTTATATCACGTCTTAAAACCTCTCTAGTTTTTCTATCCTGCTCTTGTAAATAAACAGCCTTAAAATTAGATTTAGGTCTATTAACAGTCTTTAAATTATCTATATTTAATGGATTAATTTTATGCTCTTTTTCAACTGCTTTTAATACACTATTAAATAAATTATTATCTTCTAATCCTTTTAAATTAACGTTTTTTACACCTAATTGTAATATCCTTTGTTCAGCTTCTTTAATATCTTTAGCAGGAATAAACTCATTACTCTTAACTGGAGTGCTAACTTTAGGCATTTCCATTCTAGGTTTGGGCATATAAAAGTTATTACTAGCTAAATCCCTATCTTTTGGAGCTACTGTAAAATATGGATGTGCATCACTAAAAACAATTCTATCTTTACCTGCATTCATCATAAATTCAGGCGGTACGGTATCGGGTTTTTTAAATCCTTTTAAACTTGTCTTATCTTCGCTATCTGTTTGTAATGTAGTACATCTACAATTCCATCCATTAGGCGGAAAATACGAATTCCAAAACCTATCATTTACAGGTCTACTAATATTATTTAACATAGCGTGTTCAGGACGTACCCTTCCATCCCCAACTGTGCTATAAGTAAGCATTGGTAATAATTCCGCATTACTTTCAATATCCATCCACATACTAGCACTTCTACTTTGAGATATAGCTGCATTGTATTCAGCTCTTAAATAGTTTTCGTTGTAATTTTTGAATATTTCAGTACCAGTTTTCTTATACTCACTAAATGGCTTAATTCTATCTTTGTCGTAAATAGCATCTGTCATTTCTCGCACTTGGTGGTACTGTTTAGCTCCCGAAAACACATAAACGTTATTTCTTAAATCGTTAAGCATTTTAAAATCGGGACTATTCCATTCAACATCTGTTAATGCTTTACCAAAGCCATTATAAACACCATTAGTTAGCTTTTCGGCTACTCGTAAATATGTTGCAACGTCTAAAGATTGTGGAGTGATTAAGCCACTATACACACCAATTACAATACGTTCAATTTCTTCTTCTGAAAATATGTTAATTGGCGCAGCATTTTGTATGTCGCAAAATCCACACATCTATTGATAAAGATTATCTAATCTATTTTTAATATTAACCACATCGGTAGGATCATTAATTACAATAACCTCACTACCATATTTCTCTTCTAAATACTCAGGACTGAAAGTAAATTTACCAGTCTTAATTAACTCAATATCTATCTTAGATTGTTCAATTAAAGTTAAATCATCTTCAGCTTTAACAGTTATTTTAACACCTTCAGGAAATATACCTAAACGTGTCATCATAGGTACTAATTGATAGTTTAAAACTCCTTCAATAAAAAATTCATCGTTATAAGCTACATTCTTTAAAACACGCTCTTGTACTTCTGCACTACCTACATAGGCTTTTTCGTCTAGCGTTCCTGTTTGCCCTAAAATAAGTTTACTAATCTCACTATTACAACGCTGTATCATCATGTCAAACACTTGAAAAGCATCTGAACGATTAGATTCTACTAACTCAATTAAATCACCTGTATCAAACACACCATAAGAAGCTACACCCATATTTTTAAGCATTGATTCCATATTAGCACGGGTTTCTTCATCTCTTACATCTGTTTTGCCTATTCTAATAGGGCTACCAAATATTTCTACAAATTCACTCCACGCGCCTAATGCGTTTTTCTTCCAAATAACTAAAGGAGCTGCTTTCATATATAAACCTAAATCTCTAGGCTTACCAACTCCAATACACCAATTATTATAAGGAGCTTCTAAGTAGTCAGTACCACTTAAATCTGCATAAGTATTAGTTACTATATGAAATTCGGGCTTAACGTATTCTCTAGGTACTAATTCAACTGATTTAAAAGCATTATCTACAACGCTATCAAATTGAATTAATGAATGTCCGTAATAAATAGCATCTAATGAATAATCTATAAAATCTCTAAACCATTTTTGTTTAATAATATATTCCAACTCTTCGTTTTCTTCACCGTTTAATTTTACATCAAAGTCTTTAGATAGCGTTAAGTTTTTACGTTGGTTAACTGCTGCCGTTAAGTGGGCATCTAATTCAATGTTCTTATAAACTTTGTACAATTCAGATCGCTGAGGAGCTGTTAAAGATTCCGCTCTAGTTACTGCTATCTTATAAGTTTCAATATTAGTAAAACCCCTATACAATTGAGTAGTAGTGGTAATACGTTTTCTAATGTCTGCCGTTTTAGGCATATTAACAGAAACGTCCTGTACCTTATTAAAATCTATGTTGTATCCAAATAATTTCATTATATAGCTCCTTTTCGATTATAAAAAACCTCTGAAGATATAATATGATGTTCATTAGTTATTTTATCTATAACTAATAATTTACCATCTCCAAAAGACATTAATATTTCGTATTCATCATTCATTACCAAAGTTGATTTGATGTTTTAGTTGTTAATCCGTTTGAGTTTCCCCATCTAATTGAAACACCTTGTTGCGGTAAAATACTAGGTAAGTCTGCTGTTAAATCTCCACTTGCAACACGTTTAAGCCATGCAATAGCCCCACCGTTTTGAGTAGCATTATTACCATCATAACGCTCTTTACGTAGGTCTGGAATGTTACGTGGATTAATACGAGAGTGTAAATGATACAAAGTAATGTCTAGTAAATACATTACTATTTGTTGGTTTCTATTATCTCCTTCACTCCATTTAGTGTTATCATCGGGATAAGTAGCTGTTAAAGTGTAAGCACTTCCAACACTCCAAAATTGTGTTTCAGTTGGTAAAATACCTTTACAATTTAATAAACAAGTGTATTCAATATTGTTATAGTAAACCTTATCTCCTACAACGTATGAAGTGGTATTTACATATTCATCTTCTGGTAATGTAACGTAAAATAGTGTTTTATCAGCAGCTTTTAAAGTCCACTCAGAAGCATTAAAAGCGTGTGCAGTACTACCAGCAATTGACTTATAAATATTACCATTATAAACTACATATTGACCAGTAGTGTAAACAGTAGAAGCACTAAAAGCACTTGCAGTCCATTCAACTAATTGTTTGCCATTATAAGTAGCGGTAATATCAAATACTTTAGTATCTGTAAATATAGAATTAATTAAATAGCGTTGAGCTAAATAACTAATCATTTCGCTTTGTGCAGATTGCTCTACATCTAGTTTAGTTTGTTGGTTAGATTCAATTATTTGTTCAAGATTTGAATCCTGAATGACACGCAAATAATCTAAATCTCTTAAAAGTCTAGCCATTGTACAAAAATATAAACAAAATGTGCTTAATTAATACTATTGTTACTAATATTTTCCAAATCTAATTTAACCTTATTCTCTTTAATCTTATGAACCTCAGCATTAAGCATAGCTAATTCTAATTTGTGCATATCTTGAACGTAGGTAATAAAGTTGTATTTCAACTCTTTAATACGTGTTTTACGATTAATTATAAATGTATCGGAGTGAATTAATGTGTTCGTTTCCTTATCTTCAATAAAGAAAGTTATTGTATTATGTCCATCAATTAGTTCTTTGTGTGATTTTACTTTCATGTTATTTGTTATTTAAACCAATCATTTCTACTTATGTCCGTTACATTAATATTTAACATTCTTAAATTCTCACAATAATAACCTTTGGGTCTATCATTAGGAAAATCAATTGATATAGGAAATTCACCTATACCATAATTAAGGTTAACATTTATTGATTTAAGATACCTTATTTTTTCTTTCATAGGATCAAAAATATATGGAACACCTTCAATAGTTATTTCTTTTTGTTCATAATCAAATCCATTAATTGTTACTTTCATTACTTATATTTATTATAGATAAATTGTTTACCAGATTTTTCAACATCATTTTTTATAAATTCAATTAAATCAATCCTGTTTTTATAAAAATCATCTACTGTTTTTGATGGTTTAGCGTGATAACTTCCTATCATTTGGTTAATAACAATTCCATCTGTAGCTGTTTTAATATCCCATTCGTTAATTTCAATCATTTTAATCATTTCAATAATTTATCAATTACTTTTAAAATAGTTTGCTTATCTTGATACTCTTTTAGTTTATCTTTATCTGATTTGCTACCAGAACTTAATAAATCCATACCTAACTGTATCATTTTTACAGTATCGTTAATTTCTTGTTTAGTTAATTCCATTATAACCTATGTTTTACGTTTATCGGTGCGTTTCCTGTTTTCCTTACATATTGAGTAACATCTCCTCTTTGATACATTTGATATTCGTTTTTAAATGCTTCGCAAAGTAGATAATCTGTTAAGTCGCTAATATGTCCAAATGGCTGATATGATACACCACTTTTAGCATCTTTTACCTTTGTTTTATCTTTAGTTCCATCCGCTGCTTCCTTTGTATTAGTAAAATCGCTAATGGCTTCTTTTAACTCTGGATTAATTATAAACTCAATATCGCCAAAATTACTAAAAAGAATTGTATTAAAAAAATTACCTCTCATAACTATTGAAGGATTAGATTTACTAACTCTCATGATCGGTCTATAATTGGTTAATTCATTTTGTATTAGCTTAAAGAAATTATGCCCTTTCTCTTGTTTTACATCCTCCTTTTGACTAGTTGCATCGCCATAAATAAACAAGCCGCTTTCATGGTGTGGATATTTACGTTTAAATTCATTGCAAACATCTTTAATGGTATTTCTAGGATTAATGCCTAAAATAGTATCAATTAGCCTTATTTGTTTATTAGAAATTTGAAATATACCACAAGGTAAGTATGGGTTAACGTTTTCATCCCAACTAATATGAAGCGGCAAAGTGGGTTCATAGTGGCATGGTTTAACGTGTTTATCTAAACTACCTCAACAAACACCTCATATTCATAGCGTGGCATTGATTTAAGAGATTCTAAATAGTCCTTATCAACAAAAGGGTTATCTGTAATTTTAGAAGGTATGTAAAGCCAATTATCTGGCAGAGTATTAGTTTTCCATTTATTATAAATCAATTCTTTAACCCAGTTGTTACTAGGATTGCAAGTAGCTAATATTAACGGTTTAGGTCTGTTATCTATAAAATTAGAACCTGCCCTTTCAATACATTTATTAAATGTTTTATACTGAATTTCATTTATTTCTTCAAGTAAAAAACCATTAACCTCAAGACCCTTAAATGTATCTAATTCCTTATCATCTGAGTAGTTTTCAGATAGGAATATTATTTGACTATCATTAGACAAAGTAACTGTTTGCGTTCTTTGATTGAAATGCTTAACAAATGATAATGGGCATATTTTTTTAAACGAAGGTATTGTATTTAGCTCTAGTTTTTTATAGCTTTCACGCACAACACACCACTTACTTTTAGGGTACATCTTACAAAGTAGTAATAATGCTCCTAATCCTGCAAAAGTTTTACCGCCTCGTATCTTTTCCCCCTTAATATTACTACTAAGGGGCTAACGAATAGCTCCCCCGTACATGATGAAATTGTATTTATTAGAGAATATAGCCTCTAAAAATTCATCCTGTTTGGGAAAGCTTTCAAATAGTATTTGTTTATTTGACATATTATTTAAAGTTTAATTTCAACACCGCCTATTTTAAAAACCTGTTCAAGTGTTTCATTTTCAGTTACAACACCTATTAATTGTTTAGGTTTTCCATAACGGTATTCATAAAACAGTTTTAAATGATAAAATGACCCAGATTCAACACCTTCTTTAAGTTTAGCAAATGCTACTTCATCTAAAGGGCTAAGTGCTTCAATTAGTTTAATTTCATCAGATTTAGGCTTTCTACCTGCACCCTCTCTAGTTCCGCCATGTGTACTCATGATATAATTTGATTATTCAAAAGCAAATATACAAAAAAAAATTAAAATAATGAATGTATATAACATTTAATACCATTTTTCTCACCTATATACCCATTAATAGCATTACTAAGTTCCTCGTCAGTCCAATTATAGTAACATCTGATTTTTTTCCACGTATTAATATTAAGCGTTAATGTATAATCTTGTTTATGTATAGGCATTTGAACTAATGAGTTAAATGCTTTTGTGAAATCTTCTATTTTCATAATCTAAAACGGTTTAAATGTTTTGTTATAATAATCTATTGAATTTGATTTTTCCATTAATCCAGCATCGTAAGCATCGATGATCTGTTGTTTTTCTTGTTGTAAGTATTTCAGTAGCTTTTATCTGTAATTCTAAAGGTAATTCAAAGGAATAGGCATTAAGCCACTCTATCCATTCATTCATTGCTGTTTTCATATCTATAATTTTAAAAGTTAATATCTCCGTTAAATTGTTTTATATCATTCAAAAAGTCATTGTTTGGATCTAGTGGCATACATGGTCCATACATTTTTAAATTCCTCAAATGTATAAATTAAATG